TGAAGAAGAAATGGACATACAATTTGGTTTAGGTATCAAGTACGATGATGATGGAGATGGTTCTATATCTGCTGGTGAAGTAAATGAATACAAACAGGATAGGCTATACAGATGAGTACAAGAGAAGATATTGTATCACACTTGGTAAAGTTATTGAAGGCTATGAACAGTCCCAAACTTGGAAAAGTTGTTAGAGACCCAATAGTTGCAGATGAATTACCAAAGACAGCCTTTCCTGCTGTATATGTTGAAACCACAAATGAAGATATAGAAGATTTAACACAAGACAAACTTAGACGTGGCGTAATAGATGTTGAAGTTGTTGTAATTGTTGGTGGCAAGTCAAGAGATACACAGCGAAATGTTGTTGTTGAAGGAATTGAAAAGGCACTACTCACTGACAGAACAGTTGGTGAAAACGCAAAAGATATTAGCCTTGCACGAGTCGAGGCAGTTGCAGTAGGAGAGAGTGCTCCTTATGCATCTTTAAGAATGGTGTTTAATGTAGAACATCATTACACTATAACATAGAGAGGTAATAATCATGTCAAGTTCATATCATGGTAAAGGTGGCGCTCTAACTTTAGGCGGCACAGCAGTTGCTCAAATTACAGATTGGTCTGTTTCACAGTCGGTGGACGTAGCGGATACTACGACCATGGAAGACAGTGACAGAACATTCTTAGCAGGCATCAAAAGTTTTGAAGGTTCTGCTGATGTACTTTGGTCAGCCGGCGACACATCAGGCAGTATACAAGCAGGAGAGATCTTAGTAGGTACAACTTACGCGGCGATCTTTTACCCAGGTGGTACAACAGGTAATGTATCATACTCAGGTAATGTAATCTGTACAGGTGTTGAAGTCACTGCGACTGTAGACGATGTAATTACAGCAAGTATCACGTTCCAAGGAACTGGTGCTTTAACAATCGACGACGTAGCGGCATCATAATAATGAGTAAGGCACGTAATACAATGAGCGGGTTAAGTAAACAAGCATCACTTGATTTACGTGCCTTTACTGAAGAATTCATAAGAAATCTAAAGACCACAACACCAATAAGAACTGGTTTTGCTCGTAACAGTTGGAAATCAACATACACAGGCAAAGGTATCTTTAATGGAAGTGGCGGACTTATACCCATTGCCAAAAACGAAGCAACATACATTGGTGTGTTGGATGGCAAGAGTCCAAGAGGGTTTTGGAGCAGTCAAGCACCAAGAGGTATAGTTGAACCTGCTCTTAAGAAAACTAAGAAAAAATAATGACAAGGAAAAAACACAAAATGACAGTTTTAAATCAAGCAAAAGAACATTTTAGAGCACAGTTGGCAAATGGTATGAAAGAGATTAGTGTACCAGAATGGAACACAACAATATACTATAAGCCACAAACAACTTTCGCACAACAAAGCAAAGTAATCAAATTGCATTCAGAAGGTAAACTTGCTGAAGCATTGGTAGAAACATTGATGTATAGAGCATTAGACAAAGATGGTAAGAATATGTTTAATTTTGGTGACAAAGATGTACTAATGAGAGAAGTAGATCCAAATATTATCATTAAAATTTGTACAGCAATGAATGACACGGGCGAAGGAGACCAGGCTCTGGGAAACTAAGGCAAGACTCAGATGTACTCATGCTATATAGATTAGCAGAACAACTGGGTCAAACTGTTGAATGGGTTATGCACAATGTCTCTGTTTTTGAACTGAGAGGTTGGGCTAAATATTTTAAAATAAAGGCCGATGCGGCTAAAAGGAAAAGATAATGGCAGATTATACTATTAATATTAATGCTAAAGATAACACAAGCAAACAGTTTAACAAAATAAATGGTGGCTTGGCAGGTATGACTGCCGGTGCTGGCAAATTCAAAGCCGCACTTGGTGCCGCTGGTGCCGCTCTTGCCGCATTTGGTGTTGCGTCAAAAATTAAAGGTACAATTGATGAATTTGATGCATTGGCAAAAAGTGCAAGAACAGCAGGTGCCGCAGTAAGTGAAGACGCATTCAGAGGTTTCCAAGTATTACAAAAAGCAATGGGTGAAGCGGGTATTGATGCCGCAACATTCGAAAGAGCAATGCTTCAAACAACCAGCAGAATTCAAGCAGGTGTTGAAGGTCAAAAATCATACAAAGCAATCACAGACAAATTAGGTGACAGCATCAGAGATCAAAATGGTGCATTGAAAACAGGTGATGAGTTATTGACAACAATGATCAATGCTCTTAACCAAGGTAAGATTACAACAGAAGATTTTGCAAAAGTAGTTGGTGGTAGAGCAGGACCATTGATTCAACAACAATTTGCAAGTCTAAACACAACAGCAGAAGGTTTAGAAGCAACACTTGCAGATGTTGAAAAACATTCAAACATCATACCATTAGAAGCGGCAGAGAATGCAGAAGTTTTCAATGATACAGTAGGTAGACTTGGTGATGCATTGGGCAAAATGATGACTGATGCAATTACACCTCTGTTACCAATGTTGGTTAAATTTTCAGAAGATCTATTGGCAAGTATGCCAGCAATAGTAGACAAAGTTAGTGCGGCATTTACAGCATTGCAACCCGTATTTGGTTTGATTGGTACAGTACTCACAGAAGTAGTATTTCCAATATTACAAAAAGTATTTGAAGTTTTAGGTTTTATTGCAGAGGCTATAAGTCCGTTAGTAGATGCGGCTATACCGGCTTTAAAAGCGGCGTTTGAAGGTTTAAAGGCTATTGTAGAAAGCATTGTAGGATTCTTTCAAAAGGTAGTTGATGGGTTAACATCAATTGGTGACAAAGCAAAAGAATTGAAAGATGGTGTTGTTGGTACATTTGACAACATGAAAGATAGTGTCACAGGTGCAGTAAGTGACATGACAGAAAAAACCAAAGGCTTCTTTAGTGATATGTATCAAAAGGTTGTTGGTGGCTCTATTGTACCAGATATGGTCAATGAAGTTATAGCAGAATTTCAACGTATGAATCAAGGTGTTGTTACAACAACAGTAGAAACAACAACCACAGTAACAAAAGAATTTGAAAAGGTTGGTGATGCAATACAAAACGATTTCTTAAGTGCAATGCAAGGTGCATTTGATGATGGTAAATTATCATTGTCAGACTTTGAAGGTTTTTTCAAACAATCACTAACACGTATTTTGACAGAAGCACTAACAAGTGGTTCAAGTATTAGCAATGCGTTAGGTGGTATATTCAGCGGTGGCTTTGGTGGCGGAGGCGGTGGCTTCGGTAGTATCTTTAGTAGCATTGGTAGTTTTTTCGGTGGCTTTTTTGCAGATGGTGGTAGACTTGGTGCAAACAAATTTGGTATCGCAGGAGAAGCAGGTCCAGAAATTATTACAGGACCAGCAAACATAACACCAATGGATGCATTATCACCAGCACCAAATGTAACTATAAATCTAAACACAATAGATTCAAGAAGTGGTACAGAGTTCTTATTAGAGAACAAAGCAAACATAGAAAATATTATACAACGTGCATTTAACAGACGTGGAAAAGAGGGTATGGCATAATGAAAGATTTATTTGATGCATCACAAACAAATGGAGTTCATACTGGGTATGTAGGTGCAGACAATACAGAAGGTATGAGAAAACGTGTACATGAACTTACAACAGGTTCATACAGAGCATTTACAGGAATAAGTCCAAGTGCAGGTAGTGGCGATCAAGCCGCTAAAGATGTTGTAATGAAAGCAATGGGTACATACCATGATGCATTTTTAGAAACCAGTGGCGAAAATACAATCTATCAATTTTGGCAAAAACCATTGATTGAATTTGCAATGCGAAAAAAAGGTGTGCCAGTACAAAGTCTTAGTGTTGAAGTAGTTAGTGGTGTACAAAGAATCAAAGTTACAACAAGTGCAAATCACGGATTGTTAACAGGAGATAAATTAGTATTTTCAGAATTTACAAGTCCAAGAACAGCATTCAACAGTGAAACAGATGTATATGTAGATATTATTGATTCAACAAATTTTTATATAATGGATGATGCAACTGGTGCAGATTATGATGTTGCATTGTTAGATGCGGCAAATCTAAATACAATAACCGTAGGCTCAGCAAAAGGTGCTGGTACAACACCAAATGCAGGTGGTCAAAGTAGAGCAATACGTTATGATGGTAGTGGCTCACAAGGTAGTGTTGTTAGATTTGATTCGCTTCCAGGCTTTACAAATGGTGATAAAGTAAGATTAAATGCAGGCTTTGCTGACCCGGCTCACAGTGGTACATTAGACTCGGCAGGTACAGATTTTTTTGTTGAAAGTTTAGTTGGTACAAGTTATAGTTGGCAGTTCTTTACAGATGAAGCAAGAACAATACCAGCAACAATCGCAGAAACATATATAACAAGCAAAACAAGAAACTATACAAGTGCAGGTACTTTTAATTTAAACAATCAATCATTTAGTGATTGGGGTATATCTGGTAGTGCAGAAACAGACTTAGAAACAGAAGTAAATGGACATTGTAGAATTATTGCAACAGTAACACAAGGTACATTTACAGGTACAAGTGCAAGTCCAGAAACTATACCAACAAGTATAAGTTACAGTGGTACATTCTATTTTAGAATTGACTCATCGGCTAATACTTTTAGTATTTTTGATAAACGTAGTGCATCATTTCCAGCAGGTTCAACAGTACAAGATTTTATATTGGCAGATGCTGGTTCAGGTGTTGATGTTGACATTGAAATTAAATTTATCAAACCAGGTAGAACATCAGGTGGTTATAGTAAGATAACTGAGATTACAATTACAAATGATACATCAGGTGTTGGTCATGTAACAAATGAAGACAATCAAGGTTTTGAAGTTGATACAGCAACAATACATTTACCTGGTAATGAACAATATCAATATCAAAATGCAAGTAATGTAACAACGGCAGGTGCACAATACAAAAGTGGTTATTGGTTATCACACTCAGGTTCAGGAGAGATTTCACAAACATCATTACAAAGTGGTGAAGCAATGCCAAACAGAAATACAATTATACTTGATACAAATGGAAGACTATCAACATTTACTTTTCCAAGTGGTAGAGCACCAAGTGATGACAGAGGTAAATTTGATGCACAAACAACAAGAATGTTTGAAATTGAAGATTACCCAGATGAATATAGTGCACCAGCAGTAACAGCCGCGGCACAAGAAGATGTATTTGACATGGATACTGAATGGGACTCAACAGGTTTTGATACAACAAAAGATTGGCCAGATCATATATTACCAAGCAATGCAATATGGACTTACAATCAACCAAACCAAACAAGTGTATCACAGAATGGTACAAAGTATGTTAGAAACTTTGGTGTTAACAAATGGCAAGTAGAATTTACATACCCACCAATGTTAAAAGATGATTTTAGATTGTTTCATAGTAAAGTACTAAAAGCAAAAGGTCAATTTCACCCATTCTATTTCAATATCAAAAAGAGTAACAATTATTGGTTATTTGGTTTCAACAATTTAGCAACAAACCCAAGTCCAATAAGATTCAAAAGTGTATCAGGTACTCAAGTACTTGTAGAAGGTTTTGACCCAGGCTTTGGTCCTGTACCAGAAGGTAGTTTGATTATTGCAGGTGCAAACAACAATGGTCAATTACATACAATTACAAACGAAGAAGATGCAAATTTATTTGGTGAAATTAAATTTAGATTTGCATATGCACCAAGCAGTGGTATGACTGCTGGTGATCAAGTTTATCTAAAACCATCGCATATGATTGTAACATTATCAGAAGATGGTTTTGAATATAATGTTGATACGGCTGGTAGATATCAATTTACAGTCAAGTTTGATTTAGACGAGTTCAAGTAATATGGCAAACAGAGGACTTACAGGTACTTTATTAACAGAAGTACAAAAGAAAGCAGTAACATACGTTGACTTGGTCTTTATTGATGTCAACGGTGGTTACTATCTTACAACACACACAAACCCAATAACATATGATTCAAATACATATAAACCTTTTGGTCAATTGATAGGTTTTGATACAATTGAAGAAAATATAAGTTTTGAAATACCAAACATAAAGATTTCAATAAGTGGTATAGTTGCACACGACAACAGTGATAATAATTTTGCAACAACAATTATTGGTGCAGATTACACAGACAAAGATGTAAAGATATACAGAAAATATTTCAATGCTGATGGTAGCGAAATAAGTCAAGATGAAGGTGTTGTACAAGTATTTGAAGGTGTTATACAAGATGCCAGTATACTTGCAAACAAAGAAACTTGTGCTGTTGAATTGACAACAGCAAGTCACTGGGTAGACTTTGATAGACAAAATGGTAGATTTACAAACGAAAACAGTCAAAAAAATGCATTCTCTGGTGATGAAGGTATGCAATTTGCAAGAGATGTACAAAAGGAAATAGAATGGAAGGGCTAAAAACTAAGATAGCAAAAGAACATATGCTCAAGTCAGCAACAAAAAAATATTGTTGGGGTGTGCATGATTGCATGACATTTATTACACGATATCATGATGCAGTATACAATACAAATACAACTGCTCTTGTTGATCCTCT